CACAATACGTTAATAAAAATAAATGTGAATAATCCAATAATAATCCACCACGCCAAATCTTGACATTCACTCGTAAAAATTTTAATTTAGCTAAGTGGCTTTGCCCCTCGGGGGCGGGGGCAGAACACATAGATAAATTAAAGAATAAATTTTTTCATAAAAATACAATCGTTTTTGCTCTTTGACGAATTGTTGTGTGAAAACCCAGACGAACCCATTTGGAACGTTTGGGTTTTTTTAATGGCATAAAAAAGGGACGTCCAAAAAGAACGCCCCCACAACAACAAAACAATCGGTCGCCCGATTGTACGTTTTGCGCTATTTCGTCAACCTCATCGCCCACATGATGACCAGAATGGACACCACCAACCAAAGAATCGTCATGGTCTTGCGATACCATTCCGAACGTTTTGGTTCCTTAAAAATGATTCGGTCCACCATTATTTCATCCACGAAACGGATGGTGTCGGGTGGGCAAACCACATCAATGCGAATGGTGTCATGTATCTTTTGAACGCGAACGACCGCATTGTCTTTTTTGATTTCCCGAATGATTGTGTCCCGAACGACCAATGTGTCCGTCAATCTTATTTCGTCCGTCACGAACGTTGTGTCGACTTTCACAATCGTGTCGTTCATGATTGTTGGGTCTTTGGCAATCGCACGTTTTAGGTGCCACGATGCACCACACGATTGAAGAATCGCGGCGGTGATTACGACCCACACGAATCGCATTCGTCTGGATTTGATATGTTGCATTGTTCGGGTTGTTCTTGACTTTCTAAATCTTCGACCCATTGGTCGAAATCAGTTTTTGAATCTGCCATCTACTTTTTGTTTTTCTTTTGTTCGTTCATAATATACCAGCGTTGTAAGGTATAACCGATGGACGCCAAAAGCAAAACAAGTTTCAATGTGGCTTCAATGTTGGTGAACGTGACCGCCATGGTCAATGTGTTGATGGTGTACAATTTTAGGTCGTGGATTGACATCGGGTTATTTTTTAAGGGATGAAAACTTTTCCAAACCAGCGATTCCAAACGAACCCAATGTCACGATGACAAATGAATTGTAAATGAAATCATTGATTGAAATATTGGTGATGATGTCAAGTAACATGACCAACACCATGACCGCAAAAGAAAGAAAACCAATGATTGTTTTTTCATTCCAATCGTTGTCGTTTTTAAATATCTGGGCAAATCGTTTCATTTATTCTTCCGCCTTTGGTGTTGGTTTGGATTTCTTTGGTGTGGATTTCTTCACCTTAATGGTGGGAACGCCGAATTCTTTTTGAACGTCGAACGACGGACACGCCTTGTTTGAAAACTCATTGTGTCCATGAACGGACGCGTCGGGATATTCTTTGAGCAATCCACCAATGATGGTGTTCAGCGTTTCCCGTTGCGCTTGCGTGCGGGTGTCTTTCGCTTTCTTGCTTTTATCAAGGCCACCGACATAACAAACGTGAATCGAATGTTCGTTGTGTCCTTTTACGCCCGCGCCCATTTGTTCCATTGGTCTGCCTGGTCTTAACAATCCGTCCAACTCAATCACAAAGTGATAACCGATGTTTCGCCATCCACGTCCTTTGACGTGCCATGATTTTATCGTTTCCATTTTGATGTCGCGACCTTCTGGTGTCGCTGAACAATGAATGAAAATTTTGTCAATCTTTCTCATTTTACAAAGTATTAATGTAGGTGTTCACGGCGGTCACAAAATCGGACCATTCCGTTGCGGTCAAATGACCACCGACCCACGCCATTCCAATACGCCCCGATTTGAATGTGGTGTCGAACTTGTTCAAAACAAAATTTCCCGACTGATTCACAACAACGGAATCCGCCGCCATTGCTGACGAATAATTCCCATCGGATGACAATCCGTAAAATTCGGACGCATCGCCACGCGTCAATCCAATTAAACCCGTTCCCGATGTGGAAATCGCGGTCGTTGATGTTGGCGCGGCGGAATTGATTCGGTTGTTCGTTGATGCTGAATTTTGAAATATTCGAATTCTAGTTTCTTGCGAAATCGGGTAATTGTACGCGGCGGTGTCGATGTCGTCCCATGAGTAAACACCAAACGACGCATCGTCGCGCGTGTATTTTGTGACGCTTGAATCCGTCGGGTCGATGTTTAGGTCAACATAGGATGACGTACCATTCCCGTTGAATCCGATGTCGCTGGTGAACGTTGGGGATGTTGTCACGTCCGCTTTGAATGTTGACGGATTCTTCCAATTGTATGTCGCAAAATCCGAACTGCCGTCATTGGCAAAACACCAAAACGCGTCGAACTTATCCATCACCCCGATTGAAACCAATGAATGAAACAACGTTTTTTGATTGGCTTGTTGGCCTTCCGACGGCAATGGTGCGCCGTCCGCGGTCGCTTGGTTCAATACATTTTGATACTTGGAACCACCGCCCACCATCAACAAGAAATTCAAATATTGTTCGTTCGTCATGCCGTCGCCGTTTGTGTGTTAAAATATGAAATCATTTGCATCGTTTAAATGTCAACATCTGGGAACCAATCGTCACCCAACGATTCCACCAACGTCAATTCCGAATCATAGTTTTCATGCTTTAAGATTGCGAAATCCGTTCCGTTAGGATGTTCAATGACATTCGCCCAGGTAGTGGTAGTTCCGTTATAACCTTCACCACTATTTACCGCTTCGTTATAAGCTACCAATTCTTCTCTATTTTGTGAGGTGTAGTGCATTAGAATATAGAGTAGAAGTCGTTAATATTCGTTTCTATGCCTTCGTTATTATTACCATTATCCCAAACAATAAACTCTTGAACAACTCCCGTGACATTGTTTGCGCTAGAACTATTTGCAAAAAGTCGGTCAAAACTCATCTCAGTAGGTGTTGATGGTGTACCCGTGTTTTGAGTTCCGTTTTGTTGTACAAAATTATTTGAAATGTTATGGTTAAATAAAAACCTTGTATTTATGATATGACCTCCCAAGAATGTGTAGTCGCTTGTGGTCTTTCTAAATCTATACTTATCAACACCACCGAATGTCCTTTGTCTAATGTACATATTAGAGTCTGTTGATTTTGAATAAACAAACTGTTTATCTGCTAAAGAAATAACACTAAATAAATTATATCCACTAGCTAATTCTAAATCAAAATAGGTGCTTGATGACAAATCTATTGTAGGCTTTCCACCTTCGGTAATGGTAGTACCGCTACTTACAATCTTTGGCTGTGCAGATGCCGTTGTTTGTGTTGCGTTGTTAGTGCCACCACTTTGATCATACCAAGTAACTACGAAACAATCCGAACCAATAGAGAAGGTTTCAAGGGTTGAAGTGTCAAGCTCATTATTCCGAAAGCCTATATCTTGCTCTGCGTTATCATCACTTCTCCTAACTCGGATAGCACTGCCACTATAAGTAGAGCTTAACAAACGCAAAGAGTAAGCTACTGATGCACCGCTATAAGTGTCAAGCAATCCAGTAAATGCTGGAGCTACTTGGGCTGTGCTTGCGCTGTTTGCCGTTGCACTTCCTACTGAGTTGGTAGCCGTTTGCACCACTCTCAAGAATTTACCCTCATCTTCTGATACGGCAGTATATGTAGTATTCACAGCTCCGCTGATATTTGCCCATCCGGTACTTCCATCATCACTACGTTGCCACTGGAAAGTGTCGGTAGGTGTTGGCAGACCTGATGAGGTTGCTGCTGTTGCTGTTAGAGTTTGGTTTACTTTTGCCAATCCACTTATAGTAGGCACCCCATCAATAGATGGCGTGATTCCAGCCACTGGTGCATTTAAAGTTAAAGACACTGGATCTACTGACCTCAGTGTCATGCTTTGTGCGGCAATTGTTCTAAGTGTTAACGATGTAGCCATATTAGACTGTTACATCTTCCTGAATAGTAAATGTGCCCCCCATCCAAGTGGTGATGGAGCTGTCTGATATGGTTGTGGCTTGCATATCATAATAATACACACCAGCTTCAACATCCATATCTGCTGCTGCCTTTGTCATGGTAAGGTTTCCGCTTATGTCTTTTGAGAAGTCGGAATCAGTGAAGGTGAGCAATGATATGCTTGATGCTTTACTTCTTTTCACTTGCACCTTAAAGGTGTACAAGGTAAGATCAACGGCAGTGCTTGTAGAATCTACCCAATCCATATCTAGTGAGAAAGAGTCATTCTTCATGCAAGTTATATTGAGAGTCTCTTTAATTATGAGGTTTACATCTGCCATTTTGAAGTAGTTATGTGTGCATAAATATAGGTATCACGGAATGGATTATTTTTCCTTCTTTTGGATGATATACCAATCACCATAGTACAAAAGGCTGATACCATCGTAGCTCCTATCCATTACATAGGTAGTCTCACCATCTATGGTGTTCGTTCCAGCATCAAGCGTTATGGTCTTGTTTGCTAATACCGTGTCATCAGTTTTAAACCTCAAGAACACGCCATCAGATGGAGTAGGTAGGTTGATGGTGTGGTTGCCATTGGCACCTGAATAGCTCAAGAAGTTCATGTAGTTCTCAGCATCAACATCGCTGCTTCCTCCTGGGCTTCCGGTTATACCATTCACCGCAGTAGCCACTCCACCATTGTTGGTCATTGTGCCGCCTATTGTAGCCGTTTCAGTAACCTCAATATCATTGGTCTCAGTATTTACAACTGAGACACCCTCAAAGGCTGTGTTTCCGTTGATGCCATTCACATTACCTATGGATAATGATGAGTTGCTTATTGTGGTATCATCAAAGGTAGGAGTGATGGATGTGCTAACTATCGCAAACCACTCACCATCCCATTGGTCAAGATTCGCATTGAAGGATCCGTTGATCTGCAAGAACTTCTTTGAGTCAAATGTGAGCCTTCTCTTAAAATCATGATTTGAGAAGATGCTCCCTTGATACCTCTCAATAGGCTGATCCATCATCTTGAGGAACTCTTGACAAATAAGCTTCTGAATAGTGCTGTATGTTCCTGAGTTGCCCTCACGCCATCCACCATAAGGGATTCTTATGTCAATGCCTAGCACGGTGTTTATATCCACCAATGAGCCTTGCTCCCCATTACCACTAAAGATGTTCATCTCAGGAAGCTCATAGGATAGGTTGCTCTTGATGTCCGTTGATGGAGATATGGCTCTTATCCTTGTTGTTTCATTTTGTATCCCCTCGCCATTTGTTGTTCTTACGTTGAGGTTCTCCATCTGCCATCCGTAGGAGTTCTCACTGTCTAGCGTGTGCGTTGCACCATTGGTATCAACAAACTCAACAAACTCCCAATCAAAGGTAACATCACCATCTGCTGGTACATTGGGTGTAGCTATTGCCGTATTCCCATATACATAGTGATCTGCATCAAACTCATTCAACGGCCCTAGAAGCACCTCATATCCTGAACCATTTTGAGTGGTTGTCCATGTGATTGATGATGGTGTCATGCCAGTATAGGTGCGCTTCAGGTAGTAGGTTGTGTTTGCATTAAAATCATAAAGCTCCACATTCAATCTAAGCTTCATAAATATGTTTGCTGCGCTTATGGCATCCTCTACTATTACTTGAGCTACATGATAAAAAGCAAAGAACAATTGATTATCCGGTGAAGATGCAACAAAACCTATATTGAAAGTGGGTTGTGCTATCTCATCAGATATAGCACCAATCAATGCTTTTGGCTCCTTGTTCACCACTACTGATACATTGTTCACCGCTGGCAAGAAGTTGAACATATTTCCAGCAAGCCTTGCCTTTCCACTTGTTTGGTCTAGTGTTTTACTAAGGCTCAAGCCAGCAGTTTCTCCAATCTTGGTGTAGTCCTTTTGATATGTATGCTCGGTAAATGTTCCGCTGATCCTCTCAAATATTTGCTCCACTCTATACTGCCCTTCAGAATAGTAGAACCTCAAGCCAAAGATTGAGCACATCTGCTCCAATACCTCATGCCAGTTGCGACCAGTAAGTGTGCCACTCTCATCAATAGTGTCAAAGGCTCTAAAGTCTGCCCAAGTCTCATCTAGTGGATTCAGCGTTGAGGCGTACACCATCTCTTGAGCATACCAGTTACAAACCACATTGAGCACTGGATCAGTGGTATCATAGATGCCTAGCACACCAACCTTATCCAAAGCATTGATAAACTGATTGGTGAACTTGCGCCAGGCAGAGGTGGTCACTATCACATCTTTAAGCTTTGCAAGTCCATCGGTAGCTCTAATGTTCAAAAGGTAGGGTTGCGATACATCCTCTATCTGCACCAAGTCTTGGATAATGTATCCGGCCCACATAAGTGAGGTGCTTACCTCACTGTTCCCTCTATATATTTTGATGTAGTACCTATCTTGCTGGTATTCTTTTAAAGTGTTGAGGAATGTGGTGGTAGCCGTATCATTCACATACATACCAAAAGATACGGATGAGCCAATGATAGGGCTGTATATATTATCAGTAAGACCTTTGTAATCTAAGATAAAGCCGTTACCATCAACGGTGAACGCATCAGGAGAGGAGCCAGCGTAGTCCTCATCCCATATCTCTATCTTATAGTATTTGTTTTTATCACTCTTAAATTCTGAGTATAGTTTTACTGCTGCCATATTATCCGGTTATACCACTCAATCTTGTTCTATCCCTTCCAGCTCTCTCACTAGAGATAAGTATGTCACTTCCTGATAGTCTACCAAACACTTGAACTCCACCTCCTTGCATTGCACCGCCAAGGCCACCGCCAAGTCCAAAGCTCGGCACGCCCATCATTGGGCCTGAGAATAGCTTGAATGCCGTACCAATAGACTGCATTGATAAGGCACCAATACCTCCTCCGGTGATCACTACAAGAAGCGCAGCAAGAACCAATGCCGCTGCAACGGCAGCAAGTAGTTGAGCAAGCATATTCTTTAGCCCTTGTATAAATACCTTGAAGAAGTCCTCGCCACTAATCATAGCCGCCTCAAAAGAGGTGGATAACGTAGTGCCGATTGAGTTTCCTAGTTCATCAAATGCTGTGAAGGCATCAAAGCCAGCTTGAGACAGTTGCCTGGTCACTTCAACCATTGGCTGCAATTGAGCACCTTGAGCCTTGTAAAGCATGGAGTGTGCCTCCTTGAGTCTATGTATTGCCTCAGTGTAGAAGAAAGCCTCATTGCGTGTTTTCTCAAAAGTATCTGCAAGTCCCTCAGTTGAGGTGTTTGTTTTTTGTGTCTCCTCGCCTAGTCTTTCTTGTGCTGCCTCGTGTTCTGCTACTGCTGTCCTTGCTGACTTTTGAGCATCTAAATAAATACGCAATACCTTACCTTGAGCACCTTGGAAGAAGGATGCTATATAGGCCATTCTCTCGGTGCCAGTGATTTGATCGGATATAAGTGTGTTGATAGAGTCAAGGCCACCTTTTACGCTGCTTAAAAATGCTGCGTACACTGGCTGCAACTGCTCACCTACCGCTATCTTCAAGTTTGTAATCTCAGCACGCTGCTGCGCTATCTGCTCCGCAACGGTAAGAGTAGCATTGCCAGCATCACCCATTTGTCTTTGGATGATGTTACCTACAGCTTCAGCCATATTGCCAGTCTCATTGAACTCTTCCCTCACCTCAGTAGCACTAAAGCCAAGGTTATCAAGGATAGGCAAACTTTTACGAGCAATACCAGTGACAATACTCTCGGTCATGTATTCAATGCTCTCACCAGTCTCACCGGCACGCTGCTGCGCAAAGGCTAAAAGGCCGCCCAACTGCTCAAGAGGGATGTTGAAGTTCTTAGCTTTTACAGCCGCCTTCATCAACTCTAAATCATCAAGAGTGCCCTTGGTAGCTGTTCTCAGCTCACTAAGCAGTTGAGGATCATTGATGCGGTCAAAGGCTCTCTTAACACCCTCCGCTTGGTTGGCAAGCTCTACGGATTCCGTGACAAACTGCCTGATAGCATCTACGGCAAATGAGGCACCAATCACGCCACCTAAAGCACCAAAACCACCGCTTAGTCTCTTCAAGCTGTGGTCTATGTTTCCCATGGCACTGCGGAACTGCTTGAGATCCGCACCAATCTTAAAATCTATGTCTTGCTTACTCATTTACCAAACACCTTTTCTATTCCTTTCTGCACCTCATCAAAGGTTGCTGCCTTATGCACTTTCTTCCTTCCATCCCAAGGGAACACAGCCAAATCTTTAGGGCTTATCTTCCGCTTTGTATGTGGTGCAACATTTACCGCTGCTTGCCACCTGGTAGTCTCCCAAAGCAACTCAGTATGATACTGAAGGTGCTTGTGGAAGCCTTCTCTTTTGTTTTGGAATTGGCGTGGTGTCATATTATAAAACTCCTCCACACTCATTCCCATCTCACCCAAACCTATAGCTTCCAGTGTGTCCCATGTATAGGACTCAGAGGCTTGGGTGCTTACTTTTTTTCCTCGCTGTTCGGCTTTACAAAGGATGCAATAAACAGCTCCATACATTGAGTGATAACCGTATTGTCCTCATCCATCATATCAGCTACATCCTCAATGGTTAGGTCAAACTCTATCTTCTCCACTCGTGCGCCATCTTTCAAGCCAGCCCATACTAGGTTTATGGCGTGATCAAGGCTCATGCTTTGTGCTATCTTCTCAATGTCTTGCAGTTCAATACCACTCTCCTTGCAAAATATCCTCAGTGCGTTAAAGCCATACTTAACTGGGTATAGCTTCTCTCCTACTTTTATTTGTTGTGTGTTCATTTGTTGTTTTTTAATAAGGGAGAGCATCAATGATGCCCTCCCAAATGTTTATGATTGAGTATCTTGAGTCAAGGTTGAGGTACCTTGGAAGCTAAAGCTAAAAGTAGCGTTATCCTCCATACCAGCATCCGTTGAGAACTCAGTGAAGTACCCAGTACCACTGTAGTATGTCTCATCAGTTGATTCTGATCCAAACTCAATGTAGATAACCGTGCGGCTGCTCAAATGACCATAGATGTCATCCGGTGTAGCCTTTCCACTATTGTTATATACTACCAAACCTTCTCCTGACAAAGTCCAAGACTTTTGTCCTTCCAATACTTCCATCCATCCGGCACTATCCTTAGTGCTCGCATCCCTGGTTGCCATTGTTACGCTTAATGAGGCGTTGGTCATCTTGCCAACAGTCTCATAAGTTGCTCCATCCGTACCAATGCGGACTACCACATCGGTGCTATTCATTACTGATGTACTTGCTGCCATCTCTTCTTAATTTTATGATTTCACTATTCTAAACACTAAATCAACTGATACTGCGTATGTCTCCTCATCCACATTGAATACCTCGGTGAGGTTGTCAAAGCCGCATGATTGAACATTCACGCTCTCAATTGTTTCCTTCATTCGCACAAAAGTAGTGCGTATATTTTCCACTGCCGTTTGCAATTGGCTGTATGTATCTCCTACAAGATTCAGCTCCACATTCACTATATCAATGTGGCTATCCGCATCTTTTGAGCCTTCAGGTCTTATGCTTGTGGTGTCATAAACACAAAAGGGCCGTTCTCCACTTTGAGCACCAACCAACGGATAGACACGCCCAGCAAACACATCGTTTAAGCTGCTGGTATTGTCAAACTTATATTTGATCACTTTGCCTATCATCGCATACCTAATCTCTGCCCAAATTTGAGCTTTTTAATCTCCGCTTGAGTGATGGTCTTGAAGTTACGCAAGAACTTTACTTGTACCTTCATCTTTGCAGCACTTTGTGCCTTTTGTGCAAAGCCTCGGTTCTCTCCGGTGTACTTCTTGCCGCCACCTACTCTCAACCATCCAAAGTTGATGAATCCAGCGTACCATCCTCCCTTCTCAGGATTCCTATATGCGCCTGATCTTCTAGGCCCAACACTCAAGCCTATTACATTCTTACTTTGCAAAGCCTTTGGTGACTTTATACCTACGCTTCTCCTAAGTTGCCCAGGCATTATCTCATAAACAATCTTACCTTCTCGGTACACCTTGAACACCTCATCAGCATCCTTGATGTTCTTCCTATAAGAGTCCACCATTGGAGGTAGAGACTTTCTGCCCACCTTCTTGATGATTCTCTTCTTGAGCCTATCATCAAGCTTCTTGAGCTTCTTCATTGTCTCCTCTACACCTTCAAGCTTTACTTTTACTTTCTCCATTACTGCGCATCAGACCATAAACATACAAGCCTCAAGAATGCCTTTCTAGCATCTGCCGTTTGTATGGTTTGGATCTTGTATATGTTGCTGTTGTACAAAATACGCATCTGCTCATTAACATCCGTGCGGTACCTGATAATAAACTCCACCTTTTTTGTGGAGGCTATCATATCACCATCTTCACCCTCACTTCCTATCTTCTCTTTCACATTAGCCCATACTGATGCAAGAGTAGAGTATGATTTCACCTCTTGCCCAAAACCATCGGTAGATTCACTAAAGCCTTGTATAATGATTCTCCGGTCTAGTTGTCCAGCTTGGTCAATCATTAGAATGTGAAGATTCGGAATGGATTGAATAGATACTCGGATGCCGTTGGCAATTGTCTCACTCGGTCATCTCTCTTATCATAGAGGTCACTAAGTATAAGCAACATCCCTTGCTTCAATGGCGTAGGTATGCTGCTCACATCCGTACCAACGGTGTAGCGCACTATGACTTGATTGATGATTCCGTTAGTTGCAAACCATCCGGCTGTGCTTGCAATTCGTGCTGGCTCGCTGATTAGATCAGCAACATACGCATCAGAGCTTACGGTCACTTCTGAACCTATCTCATCAACATACTTCACACTTGCTACACTTGCCACTGGGCCACGGCTTAGATAGATGATATCCTTTGATTCAGGATTCTTCCAATTAGGGAACCCATCAAAATACTCATCAATCGTAGTAGTCACTAGGATTCTCCGTGTGTATTGCTCACACATCTCTCTAGCAGCAGATATTAGTGTGCTGATGAGGAAATCATCATCACTGCCATCAACTCTCAAAAAGTTCTTTGCCTCATTCAAAGTGATTGGTTCACTAGATGCCGCTGTAACTACTGAATATGCCATTACCTAGATTCTTTGCTTTTTGGTTTTGCAACGCTCTTCTTTGCACGCTTCTTTGGTGGCTCTGCAACTGCATCACAAAAGCCAGCGTTCAAAAATTCTTGTGCCCTATCGTTGGATAGCTCCACCTCCGCACCTTTGCGGAAGTGGAACCCTGAACCAACAATAGTCTTTTTAAAGACTACCTTAATCATGCTTATGATGCCTTCTGAATCAAGTGCTTAACTGCTGCGCTGTTCAATACAGCACCATCCGATCTCTTGTAGCAGATGAAGCCGATTTCGAGCTCATTCATGAACCTCTCATTTAAGCGTAAGAACTGAACACCACCAGCATTACGAACAACGTACTTGCTGAAGTCAGCAGCAATCATTGTTTTCTTCGTAGCAGCAATTGTATCATCCATATCATTGTTCACATATACTGGAACACCAAAGATGCGGTCAGGCTGACCTACTGCCATTCCTGGCTGCCATATTGGGTAGTCATTGCTTGATGATATACCTAAAGCTCTCACAGCAGCAATTACATTATCATGAGCCATAAGTCCAAAGCTTGGCTTGTTGCGGTAAGAAGCATCTACTGAGTAGATAAGATCTAATACATCATTAGCAGCAATTGCAGCAGCAGCAGCAGTAGTGTTACCTAAGCTAGAGCCAGTCACAATACCTTGTGGCTTGCTAGAAGCATCACCAGTAGTGAATGCAGCGTTAGTAGCACGAGCAATACGCTCACCCATAGCCTCTACTAAGAAGCTGTTAAGGTCAAACGCTGAATCTTGCAACAACTGAGCAGATACTTTAACAAGTGAGCTGTAGTTGTAAGCAGATAACTGCTTGTTAGCAAATGTCATGTCCGCAGTAGTAACACTAGATCCTTCAGATGTCAAGATTGCATCAGTAGCAGAGTCATCAACAGTTGGGTAGTCCAACAAACCGCCTGAAGCAGTGTTCAACTTCTTAGCCAAACGCTCAACTTCACCAGTGAACAAAGTAGCAACATCAAGCTCATTGCTGAACTCTTGAGGTACTAAGAAACCACCTAGTGAATCAGTACCTACAACTTGCGTTGAAGTACCACGCTTTTCCATCAAAGAACGCTCTTGAGCATTCAATGAACCCATACCATGGCGTAAGTACTTGCTAAATGCAGAAGAAGCAGTTGCTTTAGGAGCAGCAGAACGTGCCTCACCTTCATTAGCAGCTAATTCTTTCTTCATCTCAGCGTTACGCTCAATGATGTCAATCTCTTGCTTAAAGCCACGAGCATCTGCTTCAATAGCTTCAAACTTTGTTTTTTCTTCGGAGGTCATAGAACGACCTTCAGCTTGTGCAGCAGCTACAATGGCATCAGCATCTTTGATGAGCTGCGCACGCTTTCCTCTAAGTTCAATGTTTTTCATCTTAACTTAATTTTAGGATTTTTAATTTATATTCAAAGATTTCATTATCAGCAACTTCTTCCACTTCAGCCTTGGCCTCAGTTTCAGCACCTTCTGATTCAGGTGTATCTTTTCTCATCATTAGCTCACTAGTTGAATCAGGATAAGCTGGTTGGCTTACCGGAGATACATCAAGAAGCCTTGATACTTTTTCTATTATTCTATAAGTCTTGCCATCACGCTCCTCCCATCTATCTTGCTCAATCAAGAAGGCGAAAGAAGATTGATTCACATCACCTCTCTTCATCAACTCAATCAAGTCATTAGCGTAGGAAGTGTTGGGCATATCCACCTCATAGTACAATCCTCTTGCATCAGTAGATATTCTCAAGGTTCCACTTGATACTCTACCCAATAAAAGTGATTCATCGTGGTTGAAGTAGGCACGCACATCATTGTCCATAACGCCATCAAAAGCACCAGGAGCGATCTGCTCATAAAAGCCTCCCATCCACTCACTATCACTATTGTACACAGCGGCATAGCCTCTTATGGTTTGGCCCTCGTATTGAGCCTCTTCCATTCTAAACTCACGCTTCTCAATGATGGCCTTGTGGCTTCTAACCTCGGCATCAAACTTCTCAAGCGTTGAGAACAAGTGAACCACGTTGAGTGCTGGCTTGCGCTCAACATACGCTTCCTCTTCTGAAGAGTAACGGTATATTCTGATGAGAGCACCTGGGTTATCAGGTGTGCCAGTGATTGTGAAACCACTATCCGCTTCAAGCTCTCCATCTCTTTCTATTTGAATGATCACACCATAAGCATTACCGCCTGATGTTCCCCATCGTACAAAATCCCCAACAACTAACTCATCAGGCTCCGCACGATCCTCTTCTTTATAGCCACCCTCATCAACCATCTCACCCTTTCCAAAGGTGATCACAATCTCCTCATCAGTCTCAACAACTGACTTGATGTGGCGTTCTTTTTTATCTTCTCCCATTTGTTCAACAGTTCTTTTTGCCCATCTAAGCATTTCATCACCTCCCCATGCAGCATACATGATGGAGCCACAAATCTCTTTGCCATCCTCATCAGTGAAGTCACCTTGGTCATAAAACTTGGCTCTGCTCAAGAATGAGTAGGTTCTCACTAAAATCTCATCACTGATAGACTCACGGCCAGCCAATTGGTTGGCTCTCGCCCAGCCTACCGGAGTTCCGCAGTCCGTACCATTCTCCTCACGGAAGTCCAAGGCACGTTGTGCGTTGTCACTTGCTGCTTGTGGATAGTCAGTGTACGGCATTAGTCATCATCAGTGTTATCCGTTGCAACATCTACCATGTTCAGCGGCTGGAGGTAAGTATCTCCATTATCAATATTGTCCAAGCCTTCAAACTTGCGTATATCGTTAACGCTCAACCATCCCCACTGGCGTGCTGTAGCATAGCTGCTATATCTGCTTGAGATGTCACCACGCAACAACCCATCCATATTGAAGCGGATGTAGTAGTCATTCCCATTAGGGAACAGCTTGCGGTTGAACTCTGCCTCCCAACGCTTCACCCATGGTAAGATGGTATTGCGTTGGAATTGTATTCCTTGCTCCTCTATGTTCGCTCTTGTAGAGCTGTTCTCCAATGATCCTAAGTAAGCCAAAGGTATCCGGAAGAACCGTGCAATATCTACCACACCAAATTGGCGTGTTTCCAAGAATTGGCTCTCACTAGGTGAGATGCTCACTTTAGTGAGATTCATGCCTTCTTCCAATATCGCAGTTTTGTGTGCGTTGTCTAAACCTGAGTATCTACGCTGCCATGAAGCCATCAATCTCTTGTAGGCCTCATCAGACAATCTACCTGGGTGGGTAAGCACGGCACTAACATTTGCACCGTTACCAAAGAAGCTACCACCAAACTGGTCAGCAGCCAATCCCAAACCTATGCTTTCCCTTGCTGCCTCAATCACGCTCTTGCCTACAATACCATCAAAAGAGAGTCCAAGTATGTGGATCATCTCGGTATCATCAAAAGTCTCCTTACCATCATCAATGGTGTAGAACTTCTCATCCTTGTAGACCTTCACCTGAACTCTATCAGGATGTACTGGTATCAACTTTATAGGCTGCCCAGCTTCATTGCGCTTTATAGCTATAAAAGCATTACCATGCAAGCAAAGATGTGCCTGGCAAGTCTCACGGAAGTTAAAGTCAGTCATGATCCCATTTGGGGAGTGGATGAGCTGGTTGATTGGGTGAGCTGCGGCATTGCGTGTGTTGCCTTCAAAGTCTTGCTTCACCATCCAAGGGAGAGAGGCAATAGTCTCAGAGATAACACGAACTGCACCAAATACAGCAGATAAGCGCATAGCACTATCTTCAGTAATGGCAATGCCAGTTTTTGATGCGGAACCATCAAACATCCAAGAGGCTGGATTCGCCAAGGAAGTGGATGGATTGTTAGGAGATGAACGGAATGCGCCCAAAATACGCCCGAACAAGTTTTGATTCTCCGCCATAAGTGTATAGATACTTTGTAATTACGCTGCAATATAAGTATCACTAAATGGAATAAAAAAGAGATAGCTTAATCGGGTTGCACCCCTAACTATCTCTTTCAATCACTAAAAACCAAATCTAAGGATTCGGATAGCAAAGATACACTTATTTTAGAAATAAAAAAGCCCCACCATAAAGGTGAGGCACACCGCCAAACGATACCCAAACAACTAAAAAGGAAGCGGTGAGTGAACAAAGCTATCGTTTTTCACTCTAGTACACAAAGCACTTAGTGAAAACTTCATCCGCACATTCTCCCTAACAATATCCTGGATGACTGCAACGCCATACCGGATGCTAATGATCTTGTACTGCCAGCCAAATCTTTTGGATAGTAAATAGTCTCCTACAGTAAATTCTAATTCTTGTTCCATGATAAAAAGGTTTTTATTGTTGTTGCCTTCAAGTTATAAAAAAAAACACAAAAACCAAGTATACATGATATGATGTTCTTTGCACCCCCTCTCACTATTTGTTTTTTTAGGTGCGTGCATCTACGCACAAAAAAAAAGAAATAGGGAGTGCAATCGGTTTAATTTTATTTTTTTCTCCCTATATATAGCAGGAAAAAAACAAAAATTAACAGAAAAATGTTAATAAGTCCGCTTTTTGATGAGGTAGATATTGCCATCAATTACCATCTCAACGGCATAAATTTCACCTGAAATTACCCTCAAATAAGGTGTTATTCCATGTATATCAAATAAGCGCAAGGCTAATTTTTGGGCTTCTTCTAAGGTCATAAAAAGCGTATATCATTAGATTCATAGGTGCTGGTTCTTGATACATCAGAGTTCTCAACGGTCATCTTTTCACCCAAAGCCATAATCAAAGCAACCACTCCATCAATCTTGTCACCAGCTTTTGCCTTGCTAAATTTTACGTTCTCAGCATCATCTTTCTTCACCACAACATTACCAACCATCCACCGGAGCATTGAGTTTCCTCCATGATGCAAGAGTCTCTTTTTAACCAACACCTCTGCATTCTTGATGGGGCCACTCATAGAAACAAAGCCCTGGCCAAAGGGATCCATCTCAATACCTTCCTCAACCAACTGCTGCACCAAAGCATTAGAGTTCCACCTATCAAAAGCTATGCTCTGCACATCAAAGACCGTTGCCGCCTCAATGATTTTGTTCTTGATCACATTGTAATCCGTAGAGTTCCCATCGGTGACTATAAGCTCACCCTTAGAGACAAAAGCATCATAGGAGCCACCAGTCTGCACCCTCCTACGCTCCACGGCTGCCTCACTAACAAATAGGTAGGGCAATATCTTCATGCTACCATCTTCCCAAGGGAACAAAAGCACCAGGGCAGTAACATCCTCCACGGCTGCCAAATCTAAACCACCATAGCACGGTTTGCCCTTCAGCTCTTCAAGGTTTACCGTGCCAGCACTAAGCATCCACTCATCATCAGTTATCCATGATGCTAAAGAGTTAACCCATTGGTTGAGGTGTAGCTGCCTGAAGGCAATCTCACTACTTGGCAAGCTTTTCGCCTCTTGGCTCATCTTCCTAAAGTATTCAGGCTTAATGCTTACATCAAAGTTTGGGTTAGCCTTTCTCCAAGTCTCCTCACTATGGATGTCATCATCTTGAGAAGCCTCATAGATAAGGGGAAGGAAGGTATCATCCTCAATGATTCCATCACGCACCTTCTTACCATAATCATAGAGCTCATAACAAACTGAGTTAGGATCAAACACACCAGCGGTAGAGATTCCAAACATAAGCGGCTGCGACCTTGCACCCATAGAGGTGCTCATCACATCCCACAGCTCACGATTCTTGGCTGAGTGAACCTCATCATAAAGCACTGCACTAGCATTCGCCCCATGCAAAACACCAGCATCAGCTGCTACCGCTTTGAGGAAGGAGTTGGTGCCTTTGAGTACAATAGAGTTCCGGTACACTTGGCACCCACGCTCAAGCACTGGTTGATTCCTTACCATCTGCTTACACACATCAAAGATGGCGTTTGCCTGATCACGAGATGAGGCACAAACGTATATTTCTGCTCCTGGTTCTTTCTCTACAAATAGGAGTGCTAGACCAATGGCGGCTAGTAGGTTTGACTTTCCATTCTTACGAGGGATGAATACAAAAGAGGTGCGGTACTGCCTCGTTCCGTTTTTGTTTACCGTACCAAATAGGTCACGGATGTATTCCTTCTGCCACTCTTCCAATAGGAAGGATTGCGTGGCTAAGTCTCCCTTAACGTGAGTACACACACGCTCTATGAACCTGATAACTCTCTCTGCTTTGTTGCTGTCGTACATTAGAATATATTTTGTTGCTGTTGTTCTCTTGTTTTCCACTTATGACAATTTTGGTGTATTGGTTTAATAACTGCATTATCATTATGGTAAACAATCCATTCAGACTTATATTTCCAAAAATACTTCTCAATATCTTCCACATTCATTCTCTTACTTCTTGCAAAGTCTTTAACTAAATGAGCTAACGGTGTGATATGATCCATATGTAAATCAGTATTTCCACCCTTAAAAGGTATTGAATAAACCTTACCGCTTTTTAAAGTAAGATTGCACTCACAGCATTTTACATCTTTACTTTTAGCCTCGTATTCATAACTATCATTAGTGATATGTTCAATAAAATACTTTTTCCTTTGATTTCTTTGATATGGCTGAATAGCCTCTCTCCATTGCTTTGTCATCCTAGTAAATCCTCTAAACTATCCAATCTTTCCGGAGCACTCAACTTGGCTCTTGCCGCTGCGGTGAGTCCAAACTCAGGCAGCATCTTCTTTATCCTATCCCAAGCACCATTCATCATTCCAAGCTCCGGCCTTGGTCTATGCATCTCATCACCTTGAGCAGTGGTAGTGCTGTAGGTAGGGCCAAGCTTCTTGATCACTTGCCTTGCAGCACAGTAGTCCTCCCACGCATCACTCAACATCTGCAATGCTATGGCATCCAACTCAGCAACCACACCAAGGTCATCAAGGTGCTTCACCAACCAGTGGAAAGTTTCCTCACTGCTTTGGTAGGTAGGTAAGTCGGGGCGGCCTTGTACTTCTAATCTATTACCATGTTTGCCTGGCTCATAGCTTCCGTTTGCTTTGAGCATCTTAGTTGGCAATGGTGGTCTTCCTTTTCCCATTTTTTATCATTTTAATTCTTTTTAGTGCCCACTTTTTACCCCTTATTTCTTCGAGTGAGTAAAGAAGACGGGGGTGGCGATGTAGGTGGCTTAGGCTCAGAGGTTTGACACCCCCCTCCCTTATTACACTTTAACCCCAATAGCATAAGTGCTTGGGAACGTGGTAGAACCTTTGCACCTCTCCACGGCCTTGTATATATTTCCTCACCTCGTACTCTTCCTGGTAGATCTGCTGGCTATATGCTAGGAGGATGTTCTTAGTCTCTGCGCATACAATACAATACCAAAAGGGGAACGCTTTCCACTTCTCCTTACGGCCTAAGAAGCTCACCGTATCATAGGGGTAGTCCTCTTGGCTTGTCCATTTGATTCTGCTCTTCACTTCCACTTCCCAGCGGTATAGTTTGCCGTTCTTGTCGCTGTATAGGTCAACACCATAGCGGTCAGGATTTGGCACAATGATGTGTCCTTTGGTCAGTAGGTAGTCTTTAACCACTTGCTTACCGAACTCATCCCACTGGTTGAATGCTGCTGCTGAGAATGTCATTGATGCGCCTCCTTTCCTGACTTAATGTTGTGGCATCTATGGCACATCGTTTGTAGGTTCTCCCAGCTTAACTCTTCACCACCTAACCGGATAGGGATGATGTGGTCAACTACTTGGCCGATGCCGTTGCACTCCACACACAGCGGATGCTCTTTGATGAACATACTGCGCAGCTTCCGCCACCTTGTGGTGTTGTAGAACTTATTACGCACCAGTCTCTCCTTGCTGTTCTGCTGAGATCCTTGGAGCCAAGGGCGTTGCTTTCTTTTTGGTGAGTTAGGCATAATCAAATAGCTTCACATTGGCAGTCATGGCAGATAGGCTCATTTGCTATCCAATCATAGTTCTCAGTGCGCTCACCACACTCATTGCAGTGCTCATGGTCTTCAGTCCAAGGGTTGCCTTGGTCAAGGTAGCTGTCAGGTATCCTCATCTTTTCTTGTTGTTGTTAATTATTAAAGGTTCTTTCTCATACTTTCTAAGCTCTGAACCTTCTGAGGGATTGTATCTACGCTCAGTAAATCCAAAGTGTAGGTAGAAGTGGTTCATCATGGTAGTCTCATTGATGATGTAAGGCTCATGCTCTCTAGGCATTGGTGCCCTTTTGCGCTTGTTCCGGTACTTGCGATCACAATCTTTACACTGTGCTCTCCTACCATCAAGGCCTCTCTCAAGCTTTGCAAAGGCTTCTCTAGGCTTATACTTCTCACACTTGCTACACTTGCGCTTCATCTACTCGTTTCTCTATGGCGGTTTTTCTATACTTCTTAATGTGTGTAACCTCATTGGTGCGGTGGTCATGTACCAAACGTACAGCGTGCCCAATGAGTGGCGTGTTGTTTATCTCTTTGATTAGGGGCACCATCTCTTGCTTGCGCACTGGCTTGCTTTCCCCTACAGCCATATCAACGATGAGCTGTGCTATCTTATTCCTAGTGTGGAGGTCTATCATAGGTCTATCCCTTTATCATTCTTTCCTAGGGCAACAAACTTGGGCCGCTTACCTTCCCAGTGTATGGTGCCGTTATCCT